ATGTTTAAAAAACTGTTAGAACTACGCCAACAAAAAGCGGAAAAAGTCGCAGAAATGCGCGCTATGTTAGATAAAGCGGAACAAGAAAACCGCTCATTGACCGAAACCGAAAACGTTGACTTTAAAAAGTTGAAAGATTTGGTCAAACAATTGAGCGATGAAATCGCCCGTTATGAAACGGTGGCCGATGAAGAACGTAACATTGCCGACAAAGGCAAGCCGGTAGAAACACGCGGTAAAACCTTCAGCAATGACGAACTACGCCACTACATTAAAACGGGTGAATTACGCAATCTTTCCACCACCGGTCAAGAAGATGGCGGTTATACCGTGATCCCACAATTGGATAAAGACGTAATGAAACGCTTAACCGATGATAGCGTGATGCGTCAAATTTGTAACGTGGTCCGCTTGCCGGTTGGTGCGAAAGAATACAAAAAACTGGTTTCCGCCGGTGGTGCAGTAGTAGCCCATGGTGAGGAAGGTCAAGCCCGCAATGGCACCACTACACCGAAACTCCATGAAGTTGCCATTGCTTTAAATCCTATCTATGCCTATCCGAAAACCACTCAAGAAATTTTGGACTTCTCCAGTATTGATGTTTTAGGTTGGCTGACTGATGAAATTACCGAAAGCTTCACCGAAACCGAAGAAACCGACTTAACCGGCGGTGACGGCACGAAGAAATCAAAAGGTTTCTTATCCTATGAACGTTCTACCGAAGCGGACAAAGTACGCGCCTTTGGTAAGTTACAAAAATTAGACGTTGCCGGTGCCGACAAAATCACCGCCGATACGCTAATTGATTTGTTCTACACCTTACACAGCAAATACCGTAAAAATGCCGTTTGGGTGATGTCTTCAACCATTGCGGCGGCATTACAAAAACTCAAAAACAAAAACGGCGATTTTATTTGGCGTGATGGTTTAACCGTAGATGCGCCTTCTACCCTTTTAGGTCGTCCGGTTTACTTCCTTGAGACCATGCCGGCAAGTGGTGCCAATAAACCGGTAGTTGCCTTTGGTGACTTCAAACGCGGTTACTTCATTGTAGATCACGAAACCGGCGTAAGAACCCGCCCTGATAACATTACCGAACCGGGCTTCTATAAAGTCCATACCGATAAATATCTTGGTGGTGGCGTGGTAGATAGTAACGCAATCAAGTTCATTGAAGTTGCGGCTTAATCGTCAAATTCCAACGGGGGCAATTAAGCCCCCTTTTTGTTAAAAGGGAAAGTATGAATAAAGAATTTGAAATCCGCTCATCCGAAATCACCGCAGACAGCGAGAATAAAAAACTGGTTGGCTATGTGGTGAAGTGGAACAGCCCTTCTGAAGTGCTTTATTGCGATTTTGTAGAACAATTCAGTGCGAATGCGTTTAGTGAAAGTTTAAGCAGCGGTGCCGATGTACGGGCATTATTTGAACACGATCATACCAAACTATTAGGGCGAACCCGCGCGGGAACCTTAAAACTGGAAGAAGACGCAATAGGCTTACGTTTTGAATTAATGCCACCTGATACCACCTTAGGACGTGATTTATTGGTAAGTGTTGAACGTGGTGATATTAGCGGGATGTCTTTCGGCTTTTGGGCTAAAGAAGAAACATGGAATTTTGATGTAGAGCCTTGTCAACGCACAGTGGCCAAAGCGGAATTATTTGAAATCACCGTTACCAGTATTCCTGCCTATCCTGAAAGTAGCGTTGAAATTGCCAAACGATCAATGGCAACCGCAAAAGGAAAAACGCAAGGAAAATCCACCGCACTTTTGAAACAGTGGCTTGATGTGGCGGAGGCGTAATATGTGGAACCCGTTCAGACGAAAAGAACAACGCAGCGCATCGATGGCAATTAATGAGCTGCTTTCTTATCTTGGCGTATCAAACACCGGTGCGGGGGAATTTGTCAGCCCGAACACGGCGGAAAGTTTACCGGCGGTGATGAGTGCCGTTACTGTTATTTCTGAAGCAGTGGCCAGTATGCCTTGTTATTTGTATCAACTTAAAGACGATGGCCGCGAGCGCGTTTATCGTCACCCGGTGGACTATCTCTTAAATGAAATGCCAAACCGTAGCCAAACACCGTATCAATTCAAATACACCATGATGCGTCATTGCCTATTAAACGGTAACGCTTATGCGGTGATTGAATGGAACAACAAAGGCGAACCAATCAGCCTTACCCCGTACGAACCAAGTGCGGTCAATATCTATCGCAAAGTTGGTGGTGAGTATATCTATCAAATTACAGACTTAGACGGCAATACCAAAAACTATCTTCAAGATGAAATCCTACATTTACGCCATTCTTCCCTTGATGGCTTCATGGGGCGTTCGCCAATTACGATTTGCCGTGAAACCGTAGGCTTAGGCATTGCTCAACAGAAACACGGATCGGCAATGATGAAAAATGGCTTAATGGCAAGTGGCTTAATTACTACCGCCGAATGGTTGGACGAAGCTAAAGCACAAAAAGCCGTAAAAGCCCTTGAACGTTACAAGGGGGCGAAGAACGCAGGGAAAACACCCATCCTTGAAGGCTCAATGGAATATAAACAGTTAGGCATGACGAACCAAGATGCGGAATGGTTAGCAAGCCGTACGTTCACAATTTCCGATATTGCCAGAATCTACAACATTAGCCCGATTTTCCTTCAAGACTATTCCAATAGCAGTTATTCAAACTTTAGTGAAGCCAGTCGAGCCTTTTTATCGCAAACCTTGCGCCCTTGGCTAACCAATTTTGAACAACAGCTAAAAGATGCCTTGATGATTGATTTAGGTAGCAACAGCAAGAAACGTTACTTAATCGAATTTGATACAAGCGACTTATTGCGCACAAGTCAAAGCGAGCGTTTCAAGAGTTACGATGTGGCGATTAAAGCCGGTGTAATGTGCCCGAATGAAGTCCGCCGCCGTGAAGGTTTACCGCCTTATGATGGTGGAGAAGAATTTAGCCAAGCATGGAAACAAACCGTAGAAGTAAAACGCGGTGATGAACAAGAACCGGGGGCAAGCGATGGCAATCATGATTAAGGCCGGAAAGTATAACAAGGTGATTAGCCTACAAAAGCAAGTGAACGAACAGAACGACTACGGCGGTATTGTGAGTAAATGGAAAACCGTTGCCAATATCCGGGCGGCGGTTGAACCATTACAAGGTAGAGAGTTCTTCTCCGGTGCGGTGCCATTAAATGAAAATACGGTGCGCATTCGCATACGTTACGGAACTAATGTTGATAACACTATGCGCGTGAAATATGGGAACCGTTCGCTAGAGATAATGAACATTATTGATAGTAAAGAAGCGCACAAAGAACTACAGCTTATCTGTAAGGAGTTGACTGGCAATGGTGGAAATTAATTTAACGATTGATGAAATCAAAGCGCACTTAAATCTCGATCATGATTTAGATAATGAGTTACTGGAAGCCTATAAGGTGGCCGCATTGGAAGTATGCCAAAAACATATTGGCAAAACCTTTGGGGAAGAAGAAACGGAAAAGACCATACCTTTTACCCCAGCGATTAAGATTGGTTGCTTAATGTATATCGCCTATCTCTACACGAACCGAGAAGCCGTCACAGACTTAGCCAACCTTAAGCCGGCACCTATGACGATTTCCGCATTATGGGAAGTGTATAGAGAACCGTGCGCTTACTAAGGATTTAGTAACCGATGCCATACCAACCATTAAGACGTTGTAGCTATCCCGGATGTAGAAACAAAGTAAAGTCCGGCAGATGTGAGGAACACAAACCCAAGGACACACGCCCAAACAGTAGCGCACGCGGTTACGACCACAAGTGGAGCAAATACCGCGAACAATACTTAAAGCATCATCCCCTTTGTGTGATGTGCTTAGAGCAAGGCAAATATACTCCGGCAACAGTGATAGACCATATCAAGCCGGTAGAGAACGGACAATCCGATCCATTGTTTTGGGTAGCAAGCAATCATCAGCCTTTATGTCGTGATTGTCACAGCTATAAAACACGAGTGATAGACCAACGCGGATTTGGTGCGAAGAAGTGAACCGTTTCGATATCGAAACAATTGAGGGATGTACATATGTACACAGTTGAGTTGTGGTGATATGACCATAACTGAGCTAACAAATTAAACGATTACAAAAAGACAATTTGAACAGGTGGGGGCCATTTCAAAAAGAAAGTGGCAACCCTTCGGAACCGCCCGCCTACTCAAATTTTTACGCAAAGTGATTTTTTAGAAAATAAGGAAAGTGAATGAGCAAGCGAAAAAGTTATAAGACACCTGATTTCTTGGATGATATTGCTAAAAATCAATGGAAAGCACGAATTAAACAACTTTCAGAGCGTGGCGATATTAAGTCGGAAGATTTAACAAACCTTGAAATTTATTGCGAAAACTACGCAATTTGGCGTCATTCCGTGGCAGATTTAGCGAAAAATGGCTTCATTATCGTAAATAGCCAAGGTACGCAATCAAGAAACCCAGCATTGTCCGCGAAAGCAGATGCCGAAAAAGTCATGATCAAGATGTCTTCCCTCTTAGGCTTCGATCCGGTGAGCCGCCGTAAAAATCCAGTAGAAACGGACGTTACTGATATGCTGGATGAAATCCTCACAATGTAGGCGAAAATGGAAATCTGGCACGAATACGCGAAGAAAGTTCAATCAGGTGAAATAGTGGCTTGTCGTAAGATAAAACAAGCCGTAGCGCGTTATTTTGACGATTTAGCGAACCCCGCTTATTTCTTTGATGAAAGTGCGGTAAATAAATTCTTAGCATTCTCCCGCCTATGCCCGCACGTTAAAGGGCATTTACGCGGGCAACCAATCGAGCTTTCAGACTGGCAAACATTTCTCTTTGCCAATTTGTTAGGCTTTAAGCGCACTGATACCGGATTGAGAAAATATCGTTCCGCTTATATCCAAGTAGCACGGAAAAATGCCAAGTCCACCGTAGCGGCCGTTTTGGCTAATTGGTTTCTATTGATGGAAGCGGGGCAGCAAGATATTTATACGGCAGCAGTGAGCCGAGACCAAGCCCGCATTGTGTTTGATGATGCGCGCCAAATGTGCCTACTCTCTCCCCTTTTGCGCAAACGGCTCAATATTCAGCAGCATAAACTGATTAATCCGAAATCAAATAGCTTAATGCGCCCGTTAGCGGCTAAATCCTCAACCATTGAGGGAACTAACCCAAGCCTCGCCATTGTGGACGAATATCACTTACACACAGATAACAGCGTTTACAGCGCGTTAGAGTTAGGTCAAGGCGCACGCCCGGAAGGTTTACTGTTTGCCATTACCACAGCAGGAAGTAACGTAATTTCCGCTTGTAAGCAGCACTATGATTATTGCGCGCAAATACTGGAAGGCAACGAACAAAACGACAGCTTATTTGTGCTGATTTTTGAATTAGACGAAGAAAGCGAAATTGATAATCTGGAAAACTGGATAAAAGCCAATCCGAATATTGGTAAATCTATTCCTTACCTTGATTTTGAAAACACGATCAAGAAAGCTCGAGGGATTCCTTCCGAGTGGGTGGAAATGCTTACCAAGCGTTTTAATGTTTGGTGCCAAGGAACGACACCATGGCTAGGCGAAGGCAATTGGGCGCAGTGCGTACGAGATTACACGGAAAGCAACCTACTTCACCAAGATTGCTATTTAGGCTTGGATTTATCTAGCACCAACGACTTAACAAGCCTTTGTTACACCTTCCCACAAGGGAAAAAAGTGCGGTTGATTACCCGGCATTATATTCCTGAATTTCAGCTTAACAATGTGGCTAATAAGAACCGGGCCATTTATCGAAATTGGGTGCGCAGTGGTTGGCTTATTGCCACAGAGGGCGACTGTATCGACTACGACAAAATCCGCGATGATATTCTCAAAGATGCGGAAAACTTCAATATCAAAATGATCGGCTTTGATGTTTGGAACGCCACGCATTTAAGAACGCAATTACAGGCAGCAGGCTTGGAAGTAGAACCATTCCCGCAAACCTACCAACGATTTAGCCCGGTGGCGAAAAGTGCAGAAGTGTTGATTAATCGCCAAGTGATAGAACACCATGGCGATCCGGTGCTTTCGTGGGCATTATCCAACGTTGTAATGGAAACCGATGCGAACGCCAACATTAAACCAAACAAGAAGAAGGCCGCAAACAAAATCGATCCGGCAGTAGCTTTCTTGATGTCATTCGGCACTTATCAACTTGAATATGGCGATCTGATTTTTGAGTTATCGGAAGAACACAAACAGGCATTGGAACAATTTAACGGCTTGGACTTATAAACCATTCGTACCATACGAATACCTAAAAAAGGAGATGTAATGAGTATAAAAATAATAGGATTAGATCAAGTTCTAAGCCGATTAACAGAGACTGAGAACAAATTTACTAAAGAACTTAAAGCACCAATGCGAAAAGCATTAAATGCCGGAGCTAGAGAGTTAAAAAGTACAGTAAAGCCACTGGTTCCACAATTAAGTTCTAGCACAAATTTCCGACAAAAAGGAACGATTAAAAATAATATTCGTCATAAAACAGTTATAGCCAAAGATGGTTTAAGCGGCTATTCCGTGGTCAAAGTGATGAGACCCAAGGGCCAAAGAATGGCTAAAATTGGCGAAAATACGAGAGATAAACGCGATCCGTTCTATTGGTGGATGGTTGAATATGGCACAAAAAAAATGGAAGGTCGTCATTATATGGAAAAAGGCGGGCAACAAGGAATCGCAAGAGCGTTAAAAGTTGCTGAAGATACGTTCATTGAAGAATTAAAGAAAATAAGTAAGTAAGAAAAAGCCCGATATGATGAAATACCGGGCTTTTTATAACACGAAAACATTACATTAACTTTACTTGGATTGCCGGGAATTGCAATACTTCAAGTTTATATTTTCGGCAAAAAATTCCTAAAAGAATAATCTGCCAAGCATTTATCAAGGACTTTAAAAATATGCCTAAAGCAACCTTGACAAAGTTATTATACTATTAATATAACAATAATAAAATATCCGTAGCCCAACGTAGCCAATTGATGTTAAAATAGTTCGCATAACTTTCTTAATCATTGATAACAAAATGAATATTATTTTATGGATTTTAATTGGTATATTTAGCATTACAGTGATTGTTTTCACAGCCGGATATTACTCAATACCGATTTTCATTATTTTTATTGGTGGGCTTATTTGGGAAAACAAGCGGGAGAAAAAACGTTTAAAGGAAATGGAAGAATTAATCCGTAAAGAACATGGAATAAAATAATCAATATTACCAAATAAAGTGCACCTAGGCTGATCCCCGAAAGCAAAGAACCTTACTTTGTTGATGCGCTCCTATCATAAGGGTAAATGCGAAAGGGGCGTTTGATGTCAGATCTTAAAGTACTACCACAAAAAGCATATTCATTAAAAGATGCTATTCAGTATGTAGAGAGCGAATATAATGTTTTATTAGATGAAAGAAAATTACTCAATTATATGAAAGAAGGTGATTTAACCGCTTCAGTTCATATTGAAGGAAATAAAAAAAGAATAGAATACATAGACTTTTTAGATAAAGAAATTAAAGTCTTCCCTGAAGAATCATTTTTAACTATTAAAAATTCTAAAGATAAATTACTTAAAACAGGTGATACTATCTATGGAACAAATGTTTATGATAAACATAACATGGCAAACATTTCTTTCTGTATAAACGATAAGAATGTTAATGTCATGGATAAAATAGAAAATATTTCTTTCCAAGATCTTAGCTTGGTGAGATATTCAGGGTATTTTAGAATTCCAAGAGAAACCTTGTTTTTTAATATAGATGATTTGCCAGACAATTCTTTTTTATTGCCGCCGGTTATAAATTTTGTATCAAATGATTCTAGCATTCATATAAAATTAGCTTCAACCCCAGAAAAAATAAAGTTAGGAATAAATAATATTTGTATCTTACATGAAGATTTAATGGATTTTCTTAACTTAAAGTTAAAAAATGAAACAAATTTAAATTTGGATAATTGTCTTTATTTACTAGGAGAAGTATTAAACGCTGTGAAATCCAAAAATAGAAAGTGGACTCAAGGAGCAATTATTGATGAGCTTCTTTATATCAGAGGTGATCGAAAAGTGTATGGTTTAGAGAAAAGAACCATTGAAGAATATTTTTCTAGCGCCAATAAGCGACTAGAACCATAATACACTAGCACTCTTAAGGTGCTTATTTCTTTTAAAAATTCCTTAAAAATCAAACCTATTTTTTCGCAACCGAAAATATCCTTTCTGTTGCGATGAAGTCTATTTAATTTTTCTAGAAACTACCTCCCCGTAACGTTACGCAAATAAGCGGGCTACCAGTTAGCCCCACGCAGTTTAACTAATACGGAGAGGAAAATGAGCCAATCTCAAACCCAATCTAAAAAACTTATCACCGGTGCCGATGTTTGCCAACGCGTAAGCTTTGGACGCACCAAACTCAATGAGCTTGTAAAAGCTAAACAATTCCCACAACCGATCCGCTTTTCACAAAACTTTGTCCGTTGGGATTTAGAAGAAGTGAATGCGTGGATTGAAGAACAAAAAGCGGCACGCGCTTAAGGTGGTGGAAGATGAACGAAGCAAGAAAACCAACACAATTCTTAAAAGTGTTACACCGCTTAATTCTTTCTAGCATTAGCGGCATTGATGGTTATTCAATTGGTATGACGTCAGCGCGTAACTATATCAGTGAACTTGAACGCAATCATTTAACCGGCAAAGTGAAACGTACAACGGAAAAGACTGCAGATGGAATGGGGCAATATTACCGCTATGAAATCGCAGATGCCGAACAGCTAAAGCAGGTGATTGCTATTTATAAGGCTAAAGGAGGTGAGCTTACTGCGCATGAAGAACAGCAAGCCTACTTTCGATTCCGTTAAAAGAAAAACGCCGCAAGGCTCAACCCAAGCGGCGCATTCCCCTACCTTAAGAATCACTCAGAAGGTAGATAACCTAAATTACATGAGGGTGGAAACTGCGGAACACACTTTGAACGCTAATGAATGATTTTAGCGACCATGAGCCAAACACAAAGCACACGCCACGTTTCCCGATCTAAATCCATAAAAGGAATAAATATGAATTTAAATCACGTTAATTATAAACAACATGAAAATAATTACAATACATTTCGCTTTACAAAGTGCGGTCAAATTTGCGACTATGTCCACGCCTTAGCAAAATCTAAGGTCAGCCGTGAGAAGCTGAATTTATACAAGGCGAACGATAGCACGCCTTTTAACCGTGCTTTTTTTGTTCGTAACATTCGCACACCTAAAGAATATGCGGATTTTGTTTTCAATCTAAATCCGATCATTCTCTCAATGGTAGAGCGTAATGGGCCGTCTTTGACGGGCTGTCTTCCTTGTATGGCAGTTTCTCACCCTGTTACGTTCTACCGCCCGACCGTGAGAAGTCTAGCGGTAGATTCCGAAAATCTATACAAGGAATCTACGCAAATGTATCAATTCATTTTTGCGGCTATTCGCCGTACCGATCTAACCAATCACATTCAAAAAATCCGTATCACCGCCGACATAGAACAAGCCGCACGCGCTCAATTCGCCCGTGATTTTGTTCTTGTGCTTACCGGCAAAATCAATCTTCAAAACAACGTGAAAAACGACCGCACTTTTATCAAGGGGTGAGCTATGCGCAATCTTAATAAAGAAAAAATCACTCTTGAAAAATGGCAATTAGAAGGGCTTTTAGAGAAAGTCCATCAGCTTTCATCATTGCTATTGGCTTTATCTGAAACCGATTATTCAAAATTAAATGAATGTGAAATTCAGGCGGCAATAGTCGCTGCATTTAGAGTAAGTGAAAGCAATTATTCGGCTTTGAATAAATTATTGGAGGGCGAAGATGACTAATTCACCTTACAAATTAGTGATATTGGACAAACAGGGCAAAATTGATTTTGTGGGGCATTATCCTACATACGAACAAGCCTATAAAGCTGCTGAATTTTTAAAAAATAAAGATGTTCATTCAGAAATCAGAATTAGCAACCCCGACGGATTAGGCGAGGATGATGAAAATGATTAAACCGATGGCACAACAGCAAACACAAGGCACGGTTAAGCCTAAGATTCATGGGAAACTCTCATTCAATCCTTTACACGCGGAATATGCGCAAATCAGTCGCCAATTTAAGTTAATCCATGACAGCAATCAACGTTGCTTAGAGGTTTACCCTGATGAATTTCATCACAAACTAAAAATGCGCGGCGAGTGTGCGGATTTAGTAGAACGCTTAAAAGGTGGTGGAAAGTTATTTAACGAATTGGCGAAAGCTGCCGATTTAACAAAAGAACAGACCGCACTTTTAAAGGACTTCAATCAGGCAAACGGCTATTTAATTTCTAAATTTGCCGAAGTAGTAACACAAATTGAACGATTACAGGTGGTGGCAAATGCGTAAGTTAAAAACCAAAGTAAGCAAGAAGCGCCCTAGCCTATTTGAGGAAGAACGCTTGCCGGATTGGGAACAGTTGGTAAAAGCCATTAAACAGACTGAATTTTATCTTAGCTTTGCCAAAGACTACATTCACAACGGACATTTAAAAGGCGCAACAGACGCACTGAAATCAATTAAACGAGCAACTACAGCAGGATTGAAAATCACGGGGGTGAAATAATGGATCTCAATCAAAAAATGGATTATTCCAAACTAAATGCCGTTGAATTGAATGCGATTTCAATCAGTCATCAGAACATGGGAAAACCTAAAGATGAAGCCTTTAATTCGTCTTTCCCTTATACCACCGAATCAATTTTGGCATTAGCCGAACAGTTTATTGATTATCCCGCTGAATATCTCGGTGGGCTAAAAATTCTTCGTGATGAATTAATCACGATCAATAAGCATTTACTACAGATGGCACCAAAACCGCCTTCTTTAGCGCCGGAGGAAACCGCAGCAATGCTATCCAATGATGAACTGATAGATGGCTTATTGAAGCATAGCTTAGTGAATTCCTTGGTAAGCTCATTTTCATATTTTCAGGAAATCGTTGCCATGCGCATTCATATAATTGAGAGCGGTACGGTTGAGGGGGTAAATCATGGCACGCTTAATTAATGCGCCACATTTAGCAGATCAACCGAAAGAACCTTATTCAGCGTTAATCATTCTTGCCGGGCGTAAAGCTTGGCAAGCATGGAACAAAGGAAAAGACGAAGAATGGTTATTATTGTGTTCGTTGGTGGAAGGTATGGACGCTAGACAAAAGCCGGTTATTCTTGCCGAACAGCAGCTTGAAGATATTTCAGGAATCAGACTAGCCGACCCGGAACAACGCTCAATCATGATTTTCCAATGTGGTGAATTGGAGCAAACAGAAATCACCGGTATTTGTCACAATCTAGCAAAGCATACAAAAGCTGATCATGTTGTTTTATATGATGGCGCTGCGCAGATGAAGGAAAATCTAAGTGATTACATTCAACGACTACGCACGGATAAAAGTGCGGTAGAAATTGCGGATAAAATTGCTCCGCCGCCGAAATTGAAAGAAAAGGACGGAACTAACGTAAAAGCCCGGGCATTCGTAAAATGGTTGGATCTAGATATTGCTCAACACAGTTTAGATAAGGAGCTTTATCATTACACCGGCGCAAATTGGGAGATTCTACCAAGATCGGAATTAGAGGTTAAAGCCGTTCAGTTTTACGATGAACAGGAATTTACTTATAGCGCCCGTTCTATTGATTCAATGATTGATACAGCGAAGATTCAAGCGGCCAAAATGGGGGAACAGTCCAAGGAGTTATTAGCCTTTAAAAACGGCGTATTAAATCGTTCTACTTTGGAATTTAGCCCACATTGTCGGGAAAACTGGCTCACTTCCTTTATTCCGCACGATTACACGAATCAGGAAGAAAATACACCGCACTTTGATAATTGGTTGAATTTTGTTGCTGATGGTAAGGAAGATAAAAAGCAAGCAATCTTGGGCGCACTTTACGCGATTTTAACGAATCGCCATAACTGGCAATTATTCTTTGAAGTAACCGGTGATGGTGGCAGCGGAAAATCGGTATTTGCGCAAATTGCCACAATGTTAGCAGGCGAACAAAACACGGAAAGCGGTCGATTAGTCGATTTAGACGAACCGCGCGGCCGTGAAAACTTTGTGAATAAAACGCTCATTCTATGCCCGGAACAATCCCGCTATGGCGGTGATGGTGGTGGACTAAAAAGCATTAGTGCGGGGGATTTAGTCAATATTGATCCGAAGCACAAAAGCAAGTTTAAAGCGGTCATTCCTGCGATTGTGCTAATCGTCAACAATGAGCCGACACGCTTCACAGAAAGAAACGGAGGTATTGAACGCCGCCGAGTGATTTTTCACTTTGATAAGGTGGTGCCGGAAAGTAAACGCAATCCGCACTTAATGGATAAGATAGAAGCCGAAGCCGGAGGAATTATTTATAAACTGATTCAGGCTTTTAAAAATCCTTTAGATGCGAAAAAAGCGTTAATCCAACAACAGGAAAGCGCCGAAGCGTTAGAAATCAAAATGAACTCAGATCATTTAACGGTGTTTTGTAGTTATTTCCTAACCTCCCAAGAAAGTAACGGGCTAGGAATTGGCAACACGAAAACCGGATTGCCAAGAACGCACCTTTACCCGGCTTACTTGGTATTTACTGAAGCCAATAATATTCAAAATGCGTTAACACTGAATAACTTTACCGAATCATTAAGACAAGGATTGGCACAACATAAAAATAAATATCCATACACCCGCAGGCGAATTACTTCCGGTGCGGAAAAAGGAAGATATATCACTAACGTACACTTTAAAAACTTTGATGAGTTTTATAATGAGTACATAAAATCAAATAGATAGTGAAAGGCGCGGCATAAAAACCGCGCTTTTTTTATCTAAAAAGGTGAATGCCAAGGTGAACAACACCGACTTCCCCTTCACCTTGTAACTGATTGAAAAACAAAGGAAAAGCAATAGGTGAACGAGTGAAGGCAGTTTTTAAATATTTTCCACGCACATCACTTTTAACGTTCACATTGTTCTACATAATCGCCCCAAAGTTGCATCACTGGCTTGCGTTGTTCAAGGAAATCAGCCCTATCATAAATCTTACCTGTTTGCGTACCCGTCTTGTGAGAAATACACATTTTAGCCACTTCATAATCAATACGCTGATCGGCTAAATAAGTGCGTCCGATTGTTCTTAA